TTAACTTAATCAGCGCCCCGTTTGCGGTCTTTGGCGGTAAAATTGCGTGAACTTTGCGCATAATGGGCGTATTAGACAAAGTTTTGCAAAAAATAGGCTATGTTCCGGCGGTTTCTTTGGGGAATCAGGAGCAACGCAGCAGTTTGTCTACCCCTGATCCTTGGTTTTACGATTGGGCAACAGGCGGCGGTTTGAGTTCCGGCGTTCCTGTTACGCAGGAAACAATGCTTTCAATCAGCGCCGTATATGCGTGCTGCCGTATTATTTCCCGCACCATTGCCAGCCTACCCCTTGAATTATATGAACGGTTGCCCGACGGGGACATTCGTCCCGTTACCGACCTACCCGAATACGACGTAGTTTGCGTTGAACCGCACCCGCTTTACAGCCGCCACACTTTCGACAGTACAAGCGAATTTCATTTGCAATTAGTGGGGAATAATTACAACCGTCTGTACTTCGACAGAAACGGCCGTATCCGGCGTATGGAAATACTGCCGAACAATACCCGACCATATTTAAAGGACGGCGAACTGTTCTACTCTTACAGCGATGCAAGCGGGCGCACGGTGGTACTTTCCGATTGGGAGGTATTGCACTTCAAAAATATTAGTACGGACGGACTTATCGGTAAATCACCGTTAACCGTTGCCCGCGAGACGTTCGGCATGGGTATAGCGGCAAATAAATACGCTGCCAGTTTGTACAAAAACGGCGGCTACATGAAGGGTGTTGTGGAAAAAGAGGGCCGTTTAACAGAACAGCAATTAGCGGAAGTCCGCACCTCGTTTATGCGGGTAATGCAGGACTACGAAAATACAGCGGGCGTGGCCATTTTGGCCGATGGTATGAAGTACAAACAAATGTCGATGTCACCGAAAGACGCTGAATTTATCGCAGCGTCAAAAATGACGGTATTAGACGTTTGCCGAATTTATGGCGTGCCGCCGCACCTGGTCGCTGAAATGTCAAACGCTACATTTTCAAACATTGAACAGCAAAGCATTGAATTTGTACGCGACTGCATACGCCCGGAGGTCAAAATGCGCGAAAGCGAAATGAATAGGCGCATACTCCGTAAATCCGACCGGGGCCGTCTCTTTTACCGATATAATCTTGATTCTCTTTTACGGGGCGACAGCGCGGCGCGTGGTCAATTCATTACGCAGATGCTTAGCAACGGCGTATTCAGTATTGACGAGGCCCGTGCACTGGAGAACATGAACAAACTCCCCGACGGGTTAGGCACCGCACATTACCGGCCGCTAAACATGGTTGAAATTGGCAAAGAACCTGACCCCGCACTTTTAAATAACGACCCGGCGGCAACCGGGCAACAAAATACAGACGATGGAGAACCGCAAGCAGCAAACTAATACGAATGTTATACAGCGTCGTTTTTTCGATGTTCAATCAAGATCAAGCGACGACGGGAAAATGGTTATTGGAGGCCTTGCTTCCACTTATGACCAATATACCAATATGGGGGGATTCGCAGAGGTTGTAAGGCGCGGTTTTTTTGATGGGATTGACGTTTCAGAGGCCGCGTGCCTAAAAAACCATAACGAAAACCTCGTATTAGGAAGGACGTATAACAATACGCTGAAACTTACTGATACAGCCGATGGGTATGATTATGAAGCATATCCCCCCGATACCACAACCGGCCGCGATTCTTTTATAGAGGTACGCGACGGATATATTTACAAGTCGTCTTTTGCATTTACGGTAAAAGAGACTTCTTGGAAAAAGGTAAAGCGCTCTGAATTGGCCGGAATGTTGAGTGAATCAGATTTAGACGCACTGACATACGGCGGCGAAGTTGAGGTAAGGGAGTTGATAAAAGGCGAAAAACTTTATGACGTTTCGCCGGTGACATACCCGGCTTATGGCGGCACCAGCGTTGGCAAACGCGAAGCAGAATTACTCAAAGAGGAACGCAGTCGCTTTATTGCAGAGGAACGGGATTTTGATGAGGAACGCGCAAAGGTAAAGGTGGAATTAGAAATCGAAATTTCAACAGACGGCGAACCGGAAATACCTGAAACGCCCGATATGCCAGCAGGAACAGAGGAAGACAGCAAAAGCGATGACGGCACAACCGCCTTCGCCCGACAAATACAAATTAACAAAAACCGCCTCCGCTTAGCTGAAGCAATGCGGGCGAAATTCATTTAACAAACACAAACACTATGTCAGACATCAGAAGCCTTGCACAAAGGCACGACAACGCGGTGGCGGTAATGAAAGAATCCGCTAAAGATATGCAGGTCGAAGGTCTTAGCGAAGTAAGACTGAAAGAATTGCAGGATAAATTCGACGCCGCCGAAAAAGAAGAAAAAAGCCTGAACGAAATTCTCGTTCGCGCAAAAGCCGCTGAACGTTTCGCAAAAAAAGCGGTCGAAGATGCGCTTTTGGATGAGGAAGTACGCGAAGCACAGGTTTCAGCCCGTGGTCGTCGCGGCGGCCCAACGGATGCAGAAAAACGAGAGCAGGTAAACATTTTCCTTCACGCTATGCAGCACGGTGTTGCAGACCTGACAAAAGAGGAACGCGCTATGCTCGGCAATAAGGTTGAGGTTCGCGGCACCAGTACGCAGGTTGTTGGCACGGCCGGTTTGGGCGGCTACCTTGTTCCCGTTTTGCTGCAAAATGAAATCATCAAACTCGCAAAGGATTATTCCGGTATCATGCAGGTGGGGCGCGTGCGCTACACATCGACAGGCGGACAAATCACATTCCCTTCGCGCAACACAACCGGCCGTAAAGCGGTTAAAACCGCTGAAAGTGGTTCCATCGCAAAACAGGACATTACCTACACGCAGGTTGTAATGGATTCTTACAAATACACCGACAAACTCGGTGTGTCGTGGGAATTGCTGCAAGACAGCGAATTTGACATTGAAGCGGAATTTATGGACGCATTCGGCGAATCTTTCGGCCGCGCAATGAATGAAACCCTGACCGTTGGTGATGGTTCCGGCGATCCTAACGGTGTTGTTACGGCATCCACCCTTGGTGTTACCGCTGCGTCTGCAACCGCTATCACTTTGGGTGAAGTAATCGACCTGGAATACTCAGTTGACCCGGCATACCGCCGCGTTCCAACGTGCGGCTATATGCTTAACGACAAATTGCTGTCCGTTATCAAAAAACTGTCATTGGCCGCAACAAACGACTTTGCCGGAACATGGCAGCCGTCGTTCCGCGATGGTGCGCCGTCAATGATTAACGGATACCCGTACTGGATCAATCAGGACATGGACAGCACTGTTGACGCGGAAAGCAAGATTTTGCTTTTCGGCGATTTCAACAAGTACAACATCCGCATCGCAAAAGACATGGTGATTATGAAAAACGAATACTCATCTATGGACAACGGCGAAGTGAACTTTGTTGGTTTTGCCCGTTGGGACGGCGAATTGTTCGACACAACCGCCGTGAAGCACCTTATTACAGCAGCATCCTAAACATGAATTTATTATGATAGCAAAAATTGTTAATGCTTGCGCAGGTACAGCATTTATGTACAGCAAGGGCGATGTAATCTCATCGGATTCAACGCCAATCGAACGTATCAAAGACCTTATTCGCGGCGGCCACGCTGTTGAAGTTGACGCATCGGGTAACGCCGTTCGCAACACAGCCCGCAAACCAGAGGTTGAAAAACGGTAAAATATGACTTATCAGGAATCTTCACTTGAAATCAGTTACAACGCTTCCTTACCTATTACGGTATCGGAAATGAAAACGCATTTGCGGGTAACTGGTTCGAGTGAAGATACCCTGATTGAGACATACACGCGGGCCGCTTGTCGTCACGTGGAAAACCTTTGCCGAATATGCCTATTACCCGCAACGGTAACGCAGTATTTCACCCGCTTGCCGGGCATTACGGGCGTGCCGGTTATGCTGGAAAATGGCGCAACCGTTTACTACCCTTTTGATTATTTTTCTTTGGGTATCGGCAACGCGACGACAGTAACAACGGTATCGGCAAACACGACAGACGCCCCGACGACATTCACCAACATGACCACTACGACGGTGCTACTCACGGGCTTTAACAGGCCGCGTATCTATGCGCCTGACGGGTGGACGTTTGGAACGATTAGCCCGTATCAAATACGGATTATTTATGCGGCGGGTTATGCGGACACGTCCAGCATCCCAGCAGACATAAAAACGGCGGCAATGTTGGTCTGTGCTGATATGTACGAAAATCGTATGGACAGCGTAAAACAGTTGCCAACGGCGGCAGAAATCCTATTGCAGAACTATATGACAATGCAGGGGGTATAATGGAGCGTAAAAAAAAGGAAAGTATCGGGCGGCTTAATCAGCAGATCGTTATTCAGCGGGCAACCGTTACGGAAAACGCATACTCTGACAAAGTGCAAACGTGGGCTGATTTGCTGACTGTTTGGGCCGGGGTTGAATACCCGATGACAAAAGCGGGTGAGGAATATGAAGACGTTGTAAACGTCGCTACCCGTTCCATAACCTTTGAAATTCGCCCGACTGACATAACAGTCAAAGATCGGATTTCATTCGATAGTAAGTACTTCGACATTAACGACATTGAAAAAGATTTTTTGAATGCCCGTTGGAAAATAAACGCCACATCATCTGTATAAAGAAAAATTCATGTGTATGCGGCGGGTTGGGTTTTGATTAATTCGCCCGCTGCGCACTTGTAAAATATGAATAACAACCATTTACAACAGGAAGTAGGCGAACTTATCAAAGAGTTGCGGCAAATATCCGATAAGGCAAAGGGCCAAACGTCACGAATATTGACGCGGGCGTCTAAGCCGGTTATAAATGCGCTGTTTGTTGCCGCCCCACACGGCACTAAAATACATAAGCGGTACAAGTCGGCTGGCTTATCCCGGCGCATCAGGGCCGGACGCGGGAAAGGTTCAGTAGTGGCAATTTACCGGCCGGGTAACCTCGCTTCGTCTTTCACCGCTTTCCGGTTTAGCAATTCAAAGTTTCGGGTTGTTATCGGGGCAAAAGTGGCAAAGGGACAGGCTATTGGCGCGTTTGGGCCGGGTACGGGCAAATATGATGCGTATTATGCTGGGATGGTTGAAAAAGGCACAAAGAAAAGTTCACCGCAGCCGTTTGTTGCGCCAACGTGGGCACGAATGAAAGACGGTACACGACAGGCAATTATTGCAGACCTAAAAAAACTGATAAAAAGAATTAGAAGCACATGAATTTACCCGGCGCTGTCAGAAAACTAATAGCAGACGACGCAACAGCCTTTGCGCTTGTTGCAAACCGGGTATATCCTATTTTTCTGCCAGATAACGCCACATATCCGGCCGTTGTGGTCAGAATGTCGGCAAATAATCCGGCAAATACAAAAAGTAATCCATCAAAAACTGATAATGTGATGATGGATATTGACATAGTAAGTGGTGATTATCAACAGTGTTGTGAGGTTTTCGAGGCGGTAAGGGGCGCAATAGACGGTTATCGTGGGGATGTGGTTTTTTTGGGCGATACGATTGCGGTCGATGGAATCGAATACAAAGGAAGTTCACAGGCGTTTCTGGATGTGCAAGACGGTACGGGGCAAATGCGCCTTTATATGCACAACGATATTTACGGCATCCGCATAAAGCGAGACGGGTTAACCGGCACGCCGGGTACTAATCCGGGAGCATTGCAATATTTCGTAAGTGATACAGCGGCAAAGGCCGCCGGATTGGTAGCGGGGCAGGAATATTTATTCGCAGAAGGTAATTTAGATGGTATGCCGGTTGGCGTACGCAAAGTCATACAAGCATAATGGAAAGATATAAATTTTTGATCGACTGGCATGACCCGTTAAACCCGATTAAGGTATTCAAAACGGGTTCGGTGGTACGCTCTTTTGGCGCTGAAATAATGGCCGGGTTGATCGCCGACGGCATTGTTATGCAGGTAGCCGATTACACCCGATGCGTACAAAACCCATTGGAAGCGGCGAATGCTTGTCAGCCATTGACGGACGAAATGATCGAAGCATATATCGCAGAAACACCGGCAGAAACAAAACTCAGTAACAAAAAAAATAAATAAACACTATGGCTCAAACTACTGGTATTATCAACAGTAAAATCGTCGTCATTAAAGTGGGCAGCGCCACAGTGTCCTGTCTCACAGACGCATCTATTTCCATGACTCAGGAATTCAGGGACACAACCTGTAAGGATTCGGCATCGTGGAACAATATTCTACCCGCAAAACGCACATGGGAGTTATCAGGTAGCGCCCTGTTTTCGTACGACGGCACCTACACTTTTGAAGATTTCTTTTCCCTGTTCAACGGCCAAACATCGGCAACGGTGGCATGGGGTTCAACGGCGGTAGATGACAAAATATGGGGCGGTACGGCTTACCTCGCTTCGCTTTCCGGTTCATCGTCCGGCAGTGATGAAAATGTCACTTATGACTTTTCGTTTACCGGCAGCGGCGCGATTTCGCAGACCACTAACGCATAATAAATCAGGGGGCGGCGTAAAACCCGCCCCTAAATAATACACATGAATTTATGATACACTATTTAGATTTTAATGGCGAACAGCGGCCGGTACTATTCGGCAACGCAGCCAATTATATGTATGAAATGCAGGTGTTGCCGGGGCGTTCGGCAATACAGGATTTTTTCCAATCCGCAACGGTTAACGCAGACGGAACAATTGACCACACGACAATAAAGGTATCCTTTTATGTAAATATGGCGTACGCTGCATTTTTGGCGGGCGCATCGAAAACCAAAACACCGTTCCCGTACGACGCCCTCGACATATCGGAATGGCTGAATGAAAAAAACATGGAAATCGTCGCTAATCTGTTTGCGGGCGGTTTGCCGGTTGCCGATAAAAACGCAGAGGAGGGCGGCAATGATGAGCCGGGGGAGACGAAACAGAAACAGACTATTGGCAAACGTTAATTGAAGCGGCGGCGTGGTGCGGAATGTCCGAAGATGAATTTTGGTATTCAACACCGCGATTTTTGCAGGCCCGAATAAAGGCAAAGCAAAGAGACGACCGCGAAACGTGGGTACAAGCGCGGCAAATTGCATATTGGTCTATTTTGCCGCATTTAGGTAAAAAGCGATTGAAGCCGCAGGATTTGGCAAAATTCGCATGGGAGCGCGGCAAAACGTTTAAGCATGGGTTTAAATCGCAGGCCGAACTGTTAGCGCACCTCAAAGAGGCAAAAGAAAAAGTATTGCCGTTTTTGCTCGAAATTGAACGGGCGGCGGGTAAAAACTAAAAAGCATGGCATCAGTTTCCGATCTTAATATACGGCTGGGGGTATTGTACCGGGATTTTGACAAGTCTTTGCGACAGGTTGAAAACCGTATGCGCCAAAGCGCGCAAACCATCGGTTCGATTGCCGACAGTATGACGTCTGCTTTTACGATTCCCTTTGCGGCGTTGGGCGGGTTGGCAATTAAGGCATCTGGAGACTTTGAGGCGTTACGGTTGGCAATGAATACTACTATGCAGGATGCAGGGTATTCAACACAGCAGGTAACAAAAG